TTTTTATCAAGAAGGGCTTGCAATTCCCGAATCTCCTCGCATGAGAAACAACTTGGGCGATGGCCATTGGGTTTGGCTGATAATCGTTGGTTTTCACGGTAAGCTCTGACCCAATTGCAGATGCTAGCCGGGGTATAACCTAAAATATCTGCCAATTGCCTGGCTGTTGCTTTTCCATCAAGATACGCATGAACAGCCTTGGTTCGGATTTCTTCAGATGCAAATTTCATCTCTGCAATCTAAACGATTTTTAAATAAAATAAAAGTCAAATTGCTCTATCTCCAGAGGATAAACCTTCCACTTGTCCGTACAGTAAAACCAGACTTTCCACTTTTTCAATCGCTCCATCAATCTGTGGAGGGTAGCCTGATCACGCCCTCCACATTCCCGGTCGATGAGTTGACCGGTATCACGACAATAGGCTTTCCAGATCCAAAGTTTGTTTTTTTTGACTTTAGAAAATGCCACATTTCATCAAGCTCAACAATGATGGCCTCACCAGGCTCAGGCTTTTCATAAACACGTTCCGCAAAATTTCGTACCCAACGTAAAACAGCGGGGGGTGAAACATGAAAAATTCGGGCAATGGCAGACAGGGACAGACCCATGGTATAAAGCGTGACAGCAAGGGCTTTTTCACTTGCCGGGCGGCCCCGTGGAGTGGTGCGAGTAAATTGAAATCCACAATTCTTGCAGCGATACCGTTGTTTTCCCAGAATCTTTCCGCTTCGATATACCGTGCTGGCATGGCACTTGGGGCAGTCGGGCTTTGCTTCCATGTGTTTCCCCTTTTGGAGGGATATAACATATTTACATCATATTGTTAATACTCTCAAAGCTCTTTATCATAGGGAATCGGTTTTTTGCGACTCTGTCTGCCCGGAATACACGGAGTGATTCCTTTGTCGAGCAAGGCATTGCGAAACCAGTCGGCATCATAGCCCCGATCCGCCAGGAGTTCCCTGGATTGGGGCAGAGAGTCGAGCAAGGCGGCGGCACCCATGTAATCGCTCACCTGACCGCCGGTCAGATGGAACGCTATCGGCTGGCCGAGGCATTGCAAACGGCATGAAGTTTTGCGTTCAGCCCCGCTTTTGTTCGTCCGATACAGCGGGAAAGAGCCCTTTTTTGAGCAAGCTCGCCGCCGTTCTGTGCGCTTTGAGATGGGTGGCATCAATCATCAATCGTGTTGTGGAGCCATTTTGCTCAACGAGTTCAGCAAAAATTTTGTTGAATATTCCCAATCGGCTCCACCGGATAAAGCGGTTATAAAGAGTTTTCTATGGCCCATACTCACGTGGGGCATCTTTCCATCGCAGTCCGTTCTTGATGACGTAGACGATCCCGCTGACGACACGCGTGTCGTCCACTCTGGGAACCCCGTGAGAAAGAGGGAAGTAGGGTTTGATACGCGCCATCTGCTCGGGGGAAAGATAAAACAGCGTACTCATAACTTACCTCGTGCGCTATGAGTACACTGATACAAGCCCGTTGGCAATTAGCGAGTCCTGAGCCTAAGTATCATTGCCTACCTCTACAGGTGGATTTCTTCTGCCTGGAATCCGAATTGATGGAGTATTTCAATACGGCAAAGGTCAATATCCATCACTACCACATTCACGCCTTTCAGGATGATGCCTTCCACGTCAATGGGCAGCTTCCGGGCGATTGCCATTTCCATGAGCACGTCCAAGTCCCCGCCCTTGCTGAGAGGATCGTGCTTGAATGGTGTGAGGTTATGGCCCCAGGCCGGGTGGTGTGCCATTGTTCCTTCGGGAGTATCTAACCACTCCCTGATGCGCTCTCCCATGGCTTCGCTGTCGGAAAATCGCTCCACATCATCGCCGGGGGAAGATTTGAGCATCCGTTGAGCTTCGATCATGGTCAGGCCCTGTCGTGTGCGAGTGCCAGGCAGTGCGGGTCATCGTAGTCCATCGGGATATTCGGCGAACCCGCGTCTGCGGTGCTTCGTTCCTTATCCGTTGCGTTTTGCCTGGTTACGTCCACAAGCTGCGTGAGCAGCGCTACAACCTGCGAAAAATCAATTTGTTGTGGCGCGGCGGAAGGTTCGGGTTGAATGGGTTCCGGATCTGGATACCGTTGCGACGCCTGCGGCTGCGCTTCCTGCACCGCTACGGTCTGCACCTCCGGCGGCGCGGCGACGGCAGGGGAGGCAGAGGCCACAAGCGCCTTTTCCTCTGGAACCGCTTCCCGTGTTTTTGCGCCTGTTCGGTTCGCGTCTGCAACGATTGTTTCTGTCGAGGGCTGGAATTGGCTAGCATCGGCCAACTTTGTAACGTCAGCGCCGTAAAGTTTTGCGCCGCGTTTATTCCATTTTGCGTACCATTCCTCATAGTCCGTGATTTTGACGCCTTGTCTACTGCTGGATTCCGAAACCATCATTCGCCCGGTCTCGGCATCTCTGTAAGTCTGGACGATATGGTCTATGCCCTCAAACCGGCCCCTGTCCCAGCCCTTCTCTCCCGTATCCATACCGATCATCATGCCCTCGCGCACCTTATCTGGCGCAAGGGCATCATTGGATAGAAGCTCGCCTGTGGCCTGGCTTACGGTCTGGATCAGGCCCGCCGCGCCACCGTTGGCACCTTGGCGCAAGACGGCCTTTGCTTCCTTCCCGTAAATGGGCTTTCCGCTTTCGGCGTTCACCGCCTCCATCATGTTTCGGGTGTTTTCCGCAACCCAGCCGGAGCAATCAATGGCACCAGAAGAAGAGTTCTTGCTGCTAAAGCTGTACTTCACACCGCGGTCGATGGCGTCTTGCGTGCCTTGCTGCAAAGCCTGGGAAGTCGCCTCTACGGCTGCTTCCGGGGCCTTGACAAAGGCTTTCGTCACCGCGGCTGCTCCAGGTGTCTTTGGAATGCCTTTCGCCACCGCTTCCCCGGTGCCAGTGGCGGGGTCGATCTTGATTTCCCCCCGCTCGAACCTGTCCTGCACCGCAAGAAGGCGCTGCCTTTCAGTGTTCCCGTGCCGGTTCGCCACGCCTGCGCGCACGTTTGCGGACGAGCTTCCGAAATTTCGGTTTACGTCACGCACCTTGATGTCCTGCACCCCCATGAGCAGGTCTCTGTCCGTGGCAGTGGGGTTTCTCTGGAGGACTTCGGATGCGGCGGAAAGATAGCGCCCGGAGTTTGGCCCGTACTGGACGGCGGTGGAAAGCACCTGTTCCTGAAGCGCAGGGTTCGCTTCGATCCGCTTTGCGAGTTCCGGGTTCTCGCGGCGAATCTTCGCCATCATCGGGTCATAGTAGCCCTTCTTCTGATAGGCCTTGTCAAACTGCTCAAGACGGCCCTCTTTCTCTTGTGAGAGTTCGCGCCATTTTTGCGCGAACTGGCCGTTCCTGTTTGTGGCGTCCCCCGCGAGCGGCGCGAGCTGGGCGTGGATGTCCTCGTAGCCGTTTTCCTTTGCCCATTTGAGGGCGGCGTTGATACTGCCTGCCTGCGAAGCAAGCTGGCTGCGGCCATAGGACACCCCGCCATGATCCCCCTTGCCGGAAGAAATCATGGCAGTGCCTTTGCCCCCCGTTTCCGACATGGCAACGACATCGCCCAGGCCGGAATAGGAAGCGGCAGAAGCAACCTTTGCGCCTGTGCCGGTGCGTCGCCCGGTAGAGGATGAGCCAGACGAGGAGCGGCCCTCATCACCGCCGAACAGACGCGAGAAGAAACCGCCCGCTGTGGCAAGGATGCCGGGCTGTTCCTTCTTCTTGATGGCTTCATCTGTCGTGTCTGTCAGGTCGGATATGGCTCCGGTGAGCTCAGCAAAATGGCCTGCGGGCTCCTTTTCGCTGGATTCGCCAGAGGAGAAAAGAGAGGGCACTCCGGCCCACGCATCGGCCACGGTCGAGCCGATGGAGTCACCAACGTCAAACAGACCCTTGGCAATATCGGCAGTGGAGATTTCAAAGCCCAGCAGCCCGGCGGCCCCGGTGAGCAATCCGCCCATGTCCAGAATGTTTGCCGCCGATGCGCTTACCCTTTGCCCCGTGGAAGCCTCCTGGCCTTCCTCAAGGCCAAAAGCCTCACGGTGCATTGCAGCGTCATTCCAGCCGGACACGCCATCATAGAGGGCCATACTCGCGGCCAGAACTTGCCCGGCAATGGGAATTGCCTTCGCTACGCCAAGGGCCCCTTTCGCCCCAAGGCCAAGAGCTTTCCCGGCACCGCCCGCAACTTTGCCTGCTCCGGGTGCTGAAATGGCCGCTGTGCCTGCATCAAGGGCTGTACTGACTGGATCGCCAGAGAGCGCAGCGGCGCCCCCAAAGAGCGTTGCGCCAGCGCCAGCAAGGAGGCCGAACCTCCCCCGGCGTCCAGGAGTCCGCCCCGGCTTTGTGCCCCCTGCTTTACGCGCACCGCGCCTGCGGCCCATTCTGTCAACCAGGCCACCTTCCCCGAAGATGCCGCCCCCGGTAGTACGCGAGCCGTCTTTGATAGCCTCCAGCAGTTCATCATGGCGCTTTTTGCCCTCTCGCGCCTCTTGCGCGGCCAGGGCAAAGGATTTTTCAGCTACTTTGGCCTCTTTTCCTGCGCCCTTGATGAACCGGCCCTGCTTGTCCCGGTTTCCACGCTTCGGCGCGTCAACCTTTCCCCCGGCCCACGTCACCACCTTGGCCCGTGCGGTCTGTGCGGCCTGATCCACACGTTCCCTGGCTGCGGTGATGCCTGTTTTTTGCGCGATGGTCTTTTTCAGGATGCCCGCAAGACTGTCATCCGCCCCATCTTTTTCCGGGATAGCCTCTTTCAGTTCCTTGAATGCCGACCAGAGCGGGCCGCCTGCGGCCAGCCCTGCCGCATTTTGTATGTCAGACTTGTCGGTGGAAGCAACGGAACCATCCCATGACGCGAGATTTTGTTTCAATGCTCCCAGGATGCCCTTGGATTGCTTCTGGGCAATCGCTTCTTCTCGTTTTTGTGCGAGGGCTTCCTGGCTTTTTGTTGGTACGCTGGATGTGGCACTGGCGTCTTTCTGCTTTGATGCCACACTTTTTGGGGCCGCGCTTTCATGGCCCCCGCCTTGTGATTTCCGGGATTGCCTTTCGTCAGCGGTGGGAACTTTGGCCTTATCGGGCCGTCTCTTGTCGGCGCCCCCCGTGGTCTTCGTCTGGTGGAGGGCGGTAGTGTGCAGGATGCCGGGGGCAGGTTGTTTCTCGGCGCGGACGCTTTGAGAAGACACCCCCTTTTCGTGTGCGCGGCCCCTGCTGCCGGGGGCATTATTCCTGGGAGTGGCCTCGGCCTCTTGGCGGGGGGGCGTCCCCATTGCCGCCGGTGTCAGGCTGCGGGCAAGCCCTGTGCGAGTGTTCTCCTCGATCTGTTCGAGGAGTTCCTCAATGTGGGCCCAGAATTGTTCATCCTGGGATTTCTCTTTTTCTTCTTCCGGGCTGTTTTGGAAGGGCAGCCTGATTTCTTCGCTCATGGTTATCTCCGGCCCTTCCTGCCGTGCATTTTCACGTTCTTTATGGCCTTGTGACGCCGTATCGCGCTTTCATGGAGCGCGAGAACCCGGCGAGCAGGGCAAGCAAGCAAGCTGCCGAGGCTTTGGCCGTCATTCAGGCACAGATTGCCCAGGATCGTATCCCAGGCCTGCTGGCTATACCCGCGGAATGTAGTCGAAAGCCCGAAAGGGAAAGTGGAGCCGGACGCTCACACCCTCCTTGTGACGCCGCCATAGTTTTCCTCGTCCGTTGTGATTTCGAGCGGGTTATAGGCAATATCCTTGACGTACAGGTCAAAGTCTGTGGGTTCCCCCTCGATTTCGAGCCGAAAGAGCCAGTCCTTTTGAAAATCGGTGGCTACCAGCTTTTTTGAGAGCATCCGCAGCCGGTTGAAATCTTCTGCCACTCCGTCCCCCCCCTAACAGATGACCAGACTTGCTGGCAGAATAGCGCGGCACTCTTCCATCTGTTGTTCAAGCTCGGTCAGTCGCGCCCGCATCTCTTGCAAGGATGGAAGATCGGGAATCGGCCCCCCCATGCCATGATAGGAGTCACGGGTGCGCGAGGTGTTCGGGATGTCGATGAGCGCCTCCAGATAGTCACCCACGAGGCCGACACAGCCATAGGGAAGCGGGCGGTCAGGGGGCCAGTCCCGTAGCCGGGCCAGCCAATAAAGCGTCAGGGCCCCGGAGTCGGCTTCCGGGTAAAAGAGGAGCTTCCCTGCCGCCTCATCCACCTGCACGGGGACGTGGCGGTGCATTTCATCGTGGCATCCGGCTACGGTGAGATAGAGTTCGGGGAAATCCGCTTCTTTCGTGCCTGCCTCGAACCTGGATTGCAGTATGACGCCCGCCTTGTCCTGATATTTGCCAAGCGCCTGGCGCAAAAGACGCTGTAGTGCCGTATCATCGTTATGATACAGCACTACGAAACGTCCCTTTACTTCTTCGAGCAGTTCAAGAGAGGTCATTGCAGCCCCTCATTTACAGGGAAAGGGTGCCGTCCTTGTCGTCATCAAGCCAGCTTATCCAGTTGGCGTGAATCGTGCCAGCCGGGCGCACAAGCGATGCGCCGTCTTCTACGGAGAGGTCCGCGCCCTCCAGTTCCAGCCAGGAGTCTTCGAGGACGACTGTGGTGTTCTTGTTGGAGGTGGGGAAGGATTCTCCGGCAAGAGCGATCCTGACGGTGAGGTACTTCTTGTTCCTGACCCAGTCGCGCACCGCCTTGTAGGCCTCGCCCGAAATCACCTCCTTGAAGGAGACGGGCACATCCTGCGCGTTCTTGTAGCGGCCCTGCTGGTTGAACTGGACGCCATGCGGCCCGTAGGACTCGATATTTTCGCGCATGAGCGCCGGAAGCTGCGTGGACTGACAGAGGTAGCGCAAGTTCGGGTAGCCCTCGATGGTCAGGATGAACTCATCGGAGGCCACACCTTCGCCCAGACCGAGCAGCTTGCGGTATCCGGCCCGAATTTTGGGGATGTTTCCCGCCACATCCGAGATGTTTGCCATGCCATTTTCCTCTTTTACGCTTGCTGGCCGTAGCCTTTTCGCAGCATGTCCTTGCTGATCATGGTCAGTGTGGATAGCTGGATATTCAGAGTCGCCCGGACAAATCTGCCCTGGGAATCAATTTCCTTGTCGAAGGGTTGCGAAATGGAGTCGATCACCATGTCCGTGAAGATATGGCGTGTGCCGATGTTCACGCATACCCGGTCGGGGATTCGCCCTCCCGCTGGCTGCATGTCATTCACGTCAGGCGCGGCCATGAACTCAAGCGCCCGGATGGGTTGCATGACCTCGCTTTCCGGGTCCTCAAGGGCATAGAGCTTGAGTTCAATATTGAAGGTCGTTGGCCGGTTCCCCTCCCACGTCTGCCGGGAGTTCAGGGTCGTTACGGATGTTATGTCCGTTGCGGCCTGCACCAGGCCCCCGGCGAGGGGGATTTGGTTGCCGATGCTTTCTCCCTCAAATGGCGATGTCCAGTTCGCAGTCAGTTCTTTTGAAGTGCCGGGGCCCCAGACGCCGACAACCGTGGCCTCGCTCCCCTGTATCCAGCATTTGCGGTGCCGGGTGATGCGTGTGTCACGGTTGCCGATGCCTTCCATGTCACAGACCTACATGCCGCGCCGGGCGCGGAGACGCATGGATTTTTTGCGATGAAGCCGGGCCGCCGCCGTATTGGCCTTGCGCCGGGCCTTGCGAAGTCCGGCCTTCTGCGCGGCGGAAAGGCGCACCCTGCCGGAAATGCGCTTGTTGATTTGCACTACCTTGCCGTCCCGGACGACCTTTTGCTTGCGATAGGTGGCCTCCAGAATCATGTGGCGACCTTCGGGATCGTCGGATGCGTTCGTCATCGCCAACGATGACGCTTTCATTGTGCTGGTGCGCGTCCTTTTCCACGGGGCCGGAGTATTCCATCCAGTCCCCCGTGCCGGTCGCGGGCGGCGTGGTCGAGGCGGTCACATTCGCCGCAGCGATGAAGCTCTGGCCATCGCAGGAAACGACATCGCAGGGCGCATAGCCCGTTTGGGAATCCCATTCGCCGCGATCCCTGGACAGGATGAAGCCGAGGGACGGGTAGCGGTATCCCTTCTGGTTGACCACGCGCACGGCCTGCACCCAGTTGCACTCCTTGGCGGCTTCGGAGAGTTGCCGCAGGCCTTCCATGCCGTAAGCCTTCTTGGGCAACGGCGGTCCGAAGATGTCTTCCTGACTTGTGCCCACGCCGAAGATTTCATGCACAGTGAAGGGGCGCCCCTTGCTGGCAACGATAACACACCCTCCAACGCTCACCGGGCCGCCGCCCGTCTTGCAGGTATTGTCAATGGGCTGGAGGACGGTGATTTCCGCCGCGTTGGTGATTACGCCTTTCATGCTTATTCCCCGCCCTGGCCTTCGAGGTACCTGGCGTAGGCCATTTCAATGGCGTTGGCCTCGCTCTTGGCGGAGCGCACCTTGATGCCCTGGAGGCCTTCAACGGCCACCGTCCTCCAACCGGCCTCGCCCGCCGTCGCCTTGGCGTGGGTCTTGAAGTCTTCCGTGCTCATTTTGATGCCGCCCGCTCCGGCCCCCCCGCCGGAGTCCCCACAACGCTTGCAGGGTGACGCTGCCCGTGATGGCCGATTCGTGCGGAACGAGCACACGGGATTCCATCTGATGGTCGATCTTGGGGATGAGCTTGTAGTCCTTCTCAATGTCCACATCGTAGCCGATGTGGATTTCGATGCCTGCCGCCGGAGCGGCGCTGAAGTCAACCGTGACCTGGCCGCTCGCGTAGTCCACAGTTCCGCTGATGTTGATGGTCGCCCCGGCAAGGGCGAACACGCCGAGGATGTGGCCGTTATTGTCATCATAAGCCACAATGTTGCGGTCGTGGAGGATTTTCACCGAGCCGGGCTTGATGGGCATCAGTTTGCCGCGGTCCGTGGCGCTGTCGAAGACGAACTGCTTTTTGGTCGCATCGCCAAGGTACGGCGCGGACATCTGATCCATGACGGCATATCGGCCATTGTAGCGGAAGTCGATGCGGTCTCCGGCCTGAAGGTCGCCGAAGGTGCTCCCTGCCACGCGATGGACGCGGAACATCTCGGAACGGTTGAACTGGCCCGGAATCAGGGTCGTCATCTGGGCGGTGACGGACTGCAAGAGAACCGGCAGGATGAGGGACACCATGCGGTCGCGCATCATGATGCCCTCGGTCGTGCTCATGTCGGCGGATTCAAAGACGCCGGGCAGGCCGTTGCCCGTCTTGCCGACAATCATGGCGTTTTCAATGGCCTGATGGGCGCTTGCCAGAATCTCATCGTTGGGGAGGCGTCCATACCGCTGACAGAACGCCTGAAGCGCCCTGCTGTGCGCGCCGAGAATCATGGGCGCGTTTTCGCCGGTGCTTTCATACACAGAATTGGACACCGCCCCTTTCAGGCGTTCGGCCCTGGCTTTGCTGTCCGAGATGAACTTGCCGCTGTCGTCAAGGATGGGATCAAGCAGGGCGGAGCGCATCTGGTGCGCGCGCGTCACGATGTTGGTAACTTGCTGCTTGTACCCGTCAAGGTTTTTGCTCATTGCTGCACTCCGTTGTCAGGTTGATTTGCTCGCCTCGCAGCGGAGGCTTCCCAAGTCTGGCAACAGGGGGGCAGCAGGTACACAACTTTTTATGCAGATGTGGCACATATAGCAAAAAAAGAAAAACCCCGCTCCAAAAGGGGCGGGGTATGGATGCACAACAGGAAGCGGTTTGAATTTAGGCCGTTTCTGCCCTTGCCGGAAGCAGTCGCATCTTCACATTCAGGGCCGCAAGGATTTTGGCGATGGTTTCGTAGCGTGGTTTTGAGCCGGGGCGGAGAGCCTTGTACAGACTTTCACGCCCAAGGCCGGAATCCTGAGCCAGTTTTGCCATGCCGCGGGCTTTAGCCACATTGGCAATGGCAATCAGGAGCATATCGGGGTCCGGGTCTTCAGCCGCCACAGTGAGGTATTCAGCAATCATTTCCTCACTGTCCAGATAATCAGCCGTTTCAAACGGTTTAAATTTGTTCATGTCCATGCTATTCCTCCATCATAGAACGCGCAATGGCAATGTCTCTTGTTTGGGATGACTTATCACCGCCAATCAAGAGAAAAATAATAGTATCGTCTTTATGTGTAAAATAAACTCTATATCCTGGGCCATAATGGATTCGCAGTTCAAATAATCCCTTTCCCAAAGACTTATAGTCCCCAAGCGAACCTTTTTGAATATTGTCCATCCGATTGAGGATACGGGAGCGAGCCGACAGGTCTTTTAACCCTGTCAGCCAACTATCAAATTTTTCGGATCGAACGATTGTGAACATGGAAAAATTGTAATCAATCGGATACAAAAGTCAAGATAATAATCAGTGCGAGTGGTGGTTTGTATTTCCGCCCCCATCAATGACTTGGCCGCTTACATTGGCATCGCCGCCGATATTCACATCCTTGTCAAAGCTGGCAGGCCCGGAGAAGGCAAGGCCACCGGGGCCGGTCATCGTGCCTTCCCTGGCTGCTGAAAGGTTCAGGCTTTCGGCGGCGCTTCCGAGCGTCATATTCCCCTGCGACTGCACTTTCCCGGCCCCCTTGGATTCCATATTCATGCCGCCGCCGACACGCAAATTATAATTCCCCTTCACGTCCACGAGGTAGTTTCCCTGGACGCTGTGAAAGCAGTCCTTTTCGCAGTGAATGACCACCACACCGTCCGGGGTGATCTCCGCCGCTGTTCCGCTGGCAAGGTTGGTTATCCGGGCTGCGCCGGGCTTTGTGATCTGGACGAGAACGCCGTTCTGCTGAAAGACGATGTCTTCATGGTACACGGGGGCGTCTGGCGTGGGTTCATCCGGGGTGCGCTTGTGGGCAAACTGTCCCGGCCCGGCCCATGCTTCCGGGGCCATGTTCGGCTTTCCTTCCGGGGCGAAGTGTACGCCCCCGGTGATGCGCGGCCGCCGGGTATCCCCGCCGAAGGGAAAATCCACCCACACATAGTCACCGACTTTGACGGGTACCAGGCCACCGTCAGCGGGCCGCACCCCAAGGGGGAGCCGATAGGTTGCCCAAGGCAGATCGGCCACCGGCACATCGTCAAAAATATCAAAGACGCGAACCTGCACACGCATCATGCGCTTCGGGTCGTCAACGCTCACGACTTCGGACACATACTCGCCGCTGTAGATTTTAGGCTGTTGGCTCAAAGGGAACCGCCCCCTTTACGCGGCAATAATACTTTTGGGCCGAATAGTAGTGCGCCACAGAGCTTATCACCACCTTGTCCGGCAGGGACTCGTCCAACGGCCTGTCCGGGGTTGCCCTGTGCCACCACAGCTTGAGAACCATCCCCGGCGTGAGAAAGCCGTTCCCGTGCGTCTGGAAGTCGATAGCGATGCGGGAAGCCGTGGGGCGGTTCCCCAGGGTTTGCATGTTTTGCGAGGCGTTGAGGATCGGGGCGTATTTTGCCGCCTTGGAAAGCACCGGCCCGGCGGAAGGCGCTTTGACGCGCCCCGTTATGTCATTCCAGCCGGAAAAGCCCCGCACGGCCTGCTCCTGAATCCTTGATTGCTGGCTTGGGCGGGTAAAGCTGATGAGCTGGAAGTCCGCGCCAGGCTTCCCGTAGTGGTATTCAAATGCCGGTTCTTCGGCGAAAAGGGCGCTCAATGTCTTGATGTGCCATTCCTTGCGCCCGAACCAGATATGGCCCCCCTGCTCGCCCGCGATTTGGCGCAGCATGGCGCTCATGCGCTCCCCTGCGATGCAGTGGTAATCTTCCACTACCGGGAATTTTCCGGCGTCAATCTTGAAGCCCGATGATACCGCGCCGATGATCTCTGACACCCCCCGTTGCCGGAAAATGCGGGTTTTGTCTGCCAATGTTTTGAGCTTGTACACGGGGGAAGCCATAAGGTTGAACTTGAGATACCTGTCGGCGGACGGGTCAACCATGACAGTGAAGGCTTGTTTGACGTTCATGCCGTCCAGGCTCCAGTCATCCGACAGGTGGGCTTCGATTTCATCATGCTCCCGGATTTGAAGCTCGTCCTTCAGGTAGCGGTTTGGATCATCCCAACTCATAATGAGCTTGGGGCCGTCCAGGTCGAGGGTTTCAATGTAGTTCGACTCGCGCAGAAAGCCGATGTCAAACTCCTGCCCGGTGCGGACATGCACAAATTTCCTGAACAGGTTGTCGTCTGCCATGAGCCGCGCCCCTTCACATGAGCCGCACTTGACCGAGCGCGGTTATCTCGTCCATCGGCTTCACCTCGCGCCCGTAGAGGACTTGGGTATTGACTTCCACAAGGGTGCGGGCCGCCCACAAGCGGCCTTCTCCCTGCTCCGAAGGGCTGGCATTGTCCGCCTGGATTTCACGGGGGACGGAAATTGAGGCCGGAATCTGTATCGGCTCTGTGCCCAGCAGGTAAGGCACCATGAAGCGGCTGTACCGCCGCCCCCGGTGCGCCACATAGGCGAACCATGCCAAGGCGATCTTTTCCAGCGTGGGCTTGTCCCAGGCGCACCAGAGCAGGGAATATGAGAGGGTGACGGGGATGGAACTCAAGCGCATGGCCCGATCCGTGCCATCCATGTACCGCTCCACGTCAAGCACGACAGGCTTTTGGTTCTGGTCGCCCACAATGCCCGGCGCACGGTAATACGCCACCACCGGGAGGTCAGGAAGACGCTTCTTGCCGGGGTTATGCTGGGCAATCCGCCGTATGAGTGAAGGCGGGTCTTCGTTTTCGGCCCTGAAAATCTTTTCTTTTGCCGGGCGGTCGAGGAAGCGCCGGAAGGCCTGCGGCTTGTCGTCTTGCAAGCCTTCATACGCGCCGACGATGATACCGCCAACGGCAAAATCAACGCCCTGGAGGTCACTGACTGCGTTCGGTTCGGCCATAAAAATATGCTCCATAAACTCTTGGCTAGTTCCGCGAAAAATGCTAAAAATTGCGGAACTAATAAGGAGGAACCCATGCCAAACAGCTTATATAGACTTGTCGACCGCCAATACGATATTGCACAGGGTGTGGCCCAACCACTCCCACTGCCCCGCTACGATACCTATTCCATCTGCAATTTACGAGGTGGAATTGGAAAGACATCACTGGCATTTAATCTCACCTACCTTGCAGATTCAGTTTTAGCAGTTGACACTTGCCCACAGTGTAATTTAACTTGGTTTTTTGACAACAATTATTTGCAAAACGCCTCCGTTACAGTTTACGATATGTTATTGCCAAATTTTGTTCCCGGGTTAGGCTCTCCATCTCACATAGCAAAAAGTATTTCTGCAACTAATGTGAAGTTCAACAATAGGAATGCTTACTACCTTCCGTCCGATGGAAGATTATATATACTTCCTTCTCAAATTGCTACTTCGATAGTACAGGCGCAGAGTGTTTCTGGACAGAAGCAAATTCAAATTATTGATAATATTTTATTTGCGCTAAAAAATAATATTACACGGGAGATGCAAGAGACACAGACTACCCGGTGCATAATTGACACCTCTCCTTTTTTTTCAGGTGCGACACATTTATCATGGCACGCGAGCGATGCGCTTATCATCCCAGTACGGACGGATCAGCAATCAGTAAATGCCTTATCCTTACTTCTTAAAACACTTTCTGATCCAGCCAGTGAGTTTAGAAAGATAATGCCATCTAATGGTCACACTCCTAAAATCCAGATGATTGTCTTGACACATTGCGGATGGTCCACTGTCCACGGTGCACGAAACAGACCAGATCAACAGACAAAAATTTATATTGAAAAAGTTTTTGATATAATCCGCCAAAATATTACACAATTTACAACGAGTGATCCTACAAATCATCTTTTGCTGCTTGATGATTTTTTTGGTACCGGAAGGATTTCTTCTGCCAAAGCCACACCTATTCCTCTGCTTCATCCAGGGGAAAGCATGACCATAGATCGCGTCAGGGCAGAGGTAAACCAATCTGTAGAGAAAATTCAAAATCAGTTGAAATATATTCATGCCAGCATTTGGTAATACTCTTGTATTATTGGGGGGAGAAATGGTTCCCTGAATATCCATCACCGTTCTCCAACGTGACCATTGGCCGGGATCGCAGGTGCTCTCCCGGCTTTTTTTCTTGACATTTCCCCCGTTTTATGGCGTCGTTCCCTCAACGGAGTCCGTAAACTCCATCAGCGAAGGTTGCCAGCGCCTCAAGCATGGCTCTTTTTGTGTCTGTCAAGATGTTCTCTTGGCATTTTTCGGCATATAATGATGTCTACATCAGGCTGGGAGTGGGGTAGCGGCAACGCCCCCGACCGTTCGCTGACGGTTTACGGCTCCCAGCCTTGTCTATTTTGGACAGGGCAAACGTAAGCATCAGCGAGGTTTCATCATGGAAATGGCCCTGACCTTCAACGACGTCACCCTTTCCCCTGTCACCCACCAGAACCGCCTTTGGATTCGGGCTGTCGAGCTTGCCCGCGCCTTGGGTTTCAAGCGTGAGGACCAGGCTGCAAAAATTTACCGCGCACACGCTGACGAATTCACTCCTGATATGGCGCAACTGGTTGAAATCATCGACAACGCCGATTCGGCGTTCCCGGTGAAAAGCCTCCTTTTCTCTCTGCGCGGCTGCCACCTGCTGGCGATGTTCGCGCGGACGCCGGTTGCCAAGGCTTTTCGCCGCTGGGTATTGGACGTGCTGGACAAGCTGGCGGAGGAAGAACGCGCCAAGGCTGCACCCGCCCCCACCTCCGAGCCTTCCCCCATCTCCAAGCGCACGGACCCGGAGCGCAAGGCCCTGACGGCCATTATCAACACATGGGTAGGCATGGCCCCCATCCACTACGCCAACGCCCGCGCGCAAGTGAACGCGCACTTCGGCGTGGCCTCCGTGGACGCCCTGACCGTGGCGCAGGTCAAAGAGGCCATCCAGTGGGTACAGTCCAAGATTGACGCGCTTCCGCCCGCGCGGGAACAGGCCGCCTTGCCGCCGGTCCCCAAGAAAGACAAGTTTGAAGCCTACATCGAGCAGGTCGAGGCGCTTCGCGCAAGGACGGACGCTGAAATCCGCCGCCTGCTTGGCGAAGGATTGAACCTTGTGGATGTTTACAAATTCGGCCCGGAGGGCATCAGAGGCTTTTCCAGTATCTTCCATAACTGGCTCCATGAAGTAGCCGTCTCGCCAAGTCCCCTTGTGGCCTCTTACTGGAGCATGGAGCGGGCGATAGAATATTCCCCCCTCCACCTCATCAGGGAGCTTGAGAAGATTCTGCCCGACCTGCGGTGCAGGTAGAGGAGTTTCCGAACACTTCCTTTCGGCACCCGAAAGGTCAGCCCCGCTTCGGCGGGGCTTTTTCATGCTTATCTTCACAGTATCCCCACGGCATCCGCTTGCGGCGCATCCTTTGATTCTTCGCCGGTGTCAGGCTTGCCAACTTCGGGCTCTGCTTCCTGGGTGGGAAGCGGCGGCACTTCTCCCAGGGCAGGCAGCGGCGCGCAAACATAAACCGTACCGGCCCCGGCCACCCGGCCAATGGCCTTGGCGCTCAATACATAGACTGTGCGTGTCTCCGGCTCCTCGGCATCCGGCGTGGCGTATTCTCGCCACTGGATGAGGGAAAAGTCATTCACGGGCATGGAGAGGAGGATATTCATCGGCTCATTCACGCCCAAAAAGCTGTTCGCAACTTCGCCCGCCAAAACCTCGAAGCCGAGGCCTTCTTCCGGCACGATCATAGCCCGGCCAAGCACCGGCTCTCCGAACTTCTGCGCCCGTTCTGCGGCGTCAATGCTCCCTGCCGGGTCTTCCGAGACGGCCACAGTCTCCTCTTGGCCGGGGATGGCCGGGAAGATGAGGCAGTCAAAGGCCTTGGGATCATGCGCGAGCATGGTCTTGAGGTCTTGGGCAAGGATTTTGGCCGGAGTGCGAAAGTCTCTGGGGTTGAGCTGGTCGATCATGCGATACCTTCCTTCTCCATCATGCCCTTGAGTTCGGATACCGGCAGGGAATACTTCTTCGCCAGGTTCTCAAGTCCCGTCTTCATGTCAAAGCCCGGCAGGTTGAATTTGACGGCCACGGTGAGGTTGTGGAGGCTCTGAACGATCTCTTTCCGCTGCGCGTCTGTCAGCCGGACTTTCGGAACCTTCTGTCCCTTTCGTGGCTTGAGCTTTTTTTGCAACTCCTGGACGCCTTTTTGCTTCTTTGCGTCCTCGATGAACTCCTGTGCCTCGCGGAGAAATTTGCGGTGCGCCTGTCTCGCCTCGGCGGGATTTCGGGCCACGCCGCGCGCAAGGGAAACGCGCCGGAGTTCGTCAGCCTTGAGGAAGCGCGAGCGCACGGTGTCCGCAAAGCCGGTTGTGGCCGATTGCCGCTCAATTTCTTTTGCCAGCACCGCATGGACGGTGTTGCTTTTGAGAACCCGAAGCACCTTGAGGACGTGCTTGCAGCAGCAGCCCTTGAGGCCGGGATTTCGTATCTTCGGGAAGTCCTGCTCTTTGGGCGGGTTCACGTCAAAGCCGCCGATTGAGGTCAGGTAGCGATACCAGAATTGGTGCCGCCCGCATGAGCAGTCAAAAGAGATGCGCCCCGTGGCGGCGGTTCTCGCCGATACCAGGGGGAGGGCCGTTGAATGAAGGGCCACGTCCCAGTCTTCGAGGCGCACGCGCACCTGATAATGCGCCTTGATATTCCCTGAAACGCTGAAATAGAGCAGGTTTTTGTTGATCTTGTAGAGCATGGCGGAGCGCACATTGCGGCTCCGCTGGATGTCGGCAGGATCGGATGTTTTTTCCAGTTGAATAAGGGGAACACCGCGCACTTCGCGCCGGAAATTCTTTTGCGCGCGCTCATTGGCGGCCACAAAGCGCTTGAGGTCATCTATGGTGTACTCAACCGCATGGCCCTGGCGTCCGTATGCCAGCACAATGCCGGTTCCGGCTCTGACATGCTGCCGGAGCAGGGCGGGGGTGAGGAGCCCTACCGCGTCTTCGCGCAACTCGCGGGCCTCGCGGCGATCCGCGTTGGCCTCCTTTTCAAGCGCCCGTAACTGGTTGAGGATGTCCTTCTTGTCGGCCATTTCGCCTACCTGCCAATGCGCTCAAACTCTTGGTAGTGCTTGATGCGTTCCCGTATCCAGGCCGTGGAAGGGAGAATAATGCGGATGCCGGAAGCAAGCCTTTCCCTGGGGTCATCAAGTGCGGCCGCAATCAGGACAACCCATTTCAGCGTATCCAGCCCATAGACCTTGTAGGCAATGAGTTCCGGCATCAGCGTGTCCGCAGGCTGAATTTCATACTCTGTCCAGTCCGCGCCCGGTTTCTCGGATTGGGCTTGCCGGATTTCCCGGTACAACTTCACGCGCACAAGCGGGTCGTCAATGTTCAGCGGTGAAAGGCGGTCATTCATGGTCGCCCCGCAATTCTCTTGCTCGGTCGGCGTCCCGCTGGAAGGTGATCGCCTGCCAGGGCGCGAAGGGCGACGGCGGAGTGGGATGCTGTTTTGACACGGCGGCAAGCATGGTATCAATCCAGCGTGCGGACAGCGGTTCTTCAAGCATGGCGGCGGCCACGCATAACAGCATGGCCTTGTGGCCGCCGTGAAATGCCATCCAGTTCGGGAAATATACGATGCGCCCCTTTTCATCGTGCTTGATGTCGATAAGGGCGCCTTCCCCCCCCTGCCCGCATGTTATAACGCTCAACCGATGTATCCAGGATCAGGTTGCCGGAGTTTTTGAGCGAGAACCACCAGTCAAAGGACCGCTGGAGCAGAGTGCGCCCGTCTTCCACGTCATCAAAGCATACGGAAGTCGCGTGGGGGGAAAATTTCCCGGAGCGATCTTCCACGGCAATGGCGAACCCTGCGGCGGCTTTGGATTCGATGTCGGCAAGCATTTTGTCCCGCCATTTGGAGGGGGCCCCTTGAACGGGCAGACAGTGGGTAATGGCAAGGCGATTTCCCTCAAAGAGAATTGCCGAGGCCATGTGTCTGTTTTCGCTGTCCAGGGACAGTGCGAAAATCTTTTTCTTTTCGATGTCGTCCATTGCATCTAGCCCTTGGTGTCTTCACCTGCCCACAGCAAGGCAATCTTACGCGCCCTTTGCAAGAGGCGCGTGTCTTCATCCACGATGGCGGTATCCTGATCTGCGGGGATATAGTCCACCAGGAACGCGAAACAGCAGGTGTCCGAGATGTCCGGACTCTTGATGCCCTGGGCCTTCATCTGGTCTTTCGGAAGCATCTGATAGCGCCCGCGTTCATCAATCTTGTACGGGAGGCGGGAGGCCTGCTCGACAAACTTCTTGAGGTCGGGCCCCTTGAATCGCTCGTCAAAGATCGCTTCCCGCAGTTTACAGTGCGCGTATGCCCGCAGGTTGAAATATCGCCGCTGGTCTGCCGCCGCATGGCATGGCAGGCCCCAATGGATGCGGGAGATCGGGATGCCCATTTCTTCCAGTTCAAGGACGACTGTTCTCCCGGCTCCGTCAGCGTCAACGGCTATCGTGAGCGCCGGAAGCTCATGGTATTTCGCCGCGATTCGCCGGGCGAACTGCTTTTCATCCAGATCAAGGTATTCATCGCAGGAGACCACCTCCACCATCCGCTGCGGGCCGTGTCCCGAAACGCGGCAAATGGTCATCACGGACGAGTCCCGGTGAACGCCCTCGGCCACGTCCGCCAGAAGTACCCAGCCCCAGGCTTCGGCGTGGATGATTTTGTTTGATACGCACTGGACGCACCAGCTTCGGGGGATCAGGTAGCCTGATAGATTGTCCGGGAGATTGCCCAGAACCCGAATCTGGTACTCCGGGGAATGGTGGCCGCCGTATTCAATCAGCTTGTCCCTGATGAACTGGTGTGAAACGAGCGGGGAAAGCTCGGAGTTCATGGTGATGGCCGTATAAATGCCTGGGCCGCCGCCTTCTTTGACCGCGAGTTTGGTCATGGCTTCGGCAAAATGCCCCGTGGCCCTGGTTGGCTGCGAGGTCATAACATATCGGTTGCGCTCATTGGTCAGGGCGCCTTTCAGAACATCGTGGATCACGTCATCCACGCCAGAGGCCTCGTCCACCACCACGAGATAATTTATGTTGTGCTGCCCGGCGAGGTTTTCGGGCTTGGCCTTGCTCGCAGTCTTTGGCATCACATACCATGAGTCCTTGTGCAGTACCGAGAAATAGCGGCGCGTCTCTTTCACAAAGTAGCCTGCCTGCCAAGGGTACATGGCCTCCACGTCCGCTATCACGTCATCGAGGTATTTCCAGACGACCGAGCGCGCCTGTTCAATGTTGGTCGCGGTCAACATGGCATTGGAGAAGTGAAAGACGCGAAGATGCCAGTCCAGAATCCATGCGAGCATTGCGCTTTTGCCCGTGCCATGGCCGGAAGAAACGGCCACGCGGCACCCCGGCTTGCTCACTGCTTCGAGGAACTCCATCTGTTGCCAGGTCGGCTGGTAGCGGGAATTGTCCAGCACATACGCCACCAGGTTGTCATAGTAGCGATTCTGGAACTGGACATACCGAGGGTCCCGCAGGATTTCACGAATCTTTTTCGCCATCTTTGACGCTCTCCGGCTGGAACGATCCGCCGCCCATTTCTTCCTTCATCTGGCGCACCTGCTCCGCGCGCTCCGGTACAAAACCCGTCCGCTCACGTTCTGCGGCTTCCATTCTTTCCTTGGCGCGCTGCGCCATTTCTTCCGGCGAAATTGTCGCGTAGGCCCCGTTGTCATCGGACGGCGGCTCCGGCTCTGCCTTGGCAAGCAGCAGTCGCAGGGATTCAGGCAGGGGGTAGCCCTCGGCCTCCAGGGTGAGTGCTGCCTCAGTGGGGTCAATCTTCTTTTCGCGCACATCGGTCAGGATTTGTCGGGTAAAGTCGTTCTGGCGCGTCTGGCGCTGCCGATGGCGCTCGAACATGCCCAGGTGCCGTGCAAGCTTGTCGAGTGCTGAAATCTTGTCATGCAGCACGATCTTGAAGTTCTTGTTTTCGCCTTCAGTGAGTTCTTTTATCAGGGCAATCTTTTCTGACGGAATTTCCTCCATGTCCCGGAGCTTCACCCCATCCCTGCCAAAGTGCAGATAGTCCCCGATGTTCGACTGGGCGATTTCAGCGAGCTTGAGCAGTACAAAGTCTTGAGTGATGTGCAGACGCGCCACGCGGGCTGAAATGCCCCTGTCAATCGCCTCCTGGATGTGAGGTTTGGAGAGAAGTTCGCTTGCGGTGCAGCGCGGATTTTTGGTCTGGTATCCGGCGGCGCGGACTGCTTCAGCGCCGTTCATGCTGACGAGGTAGCTCTCCACGAACAGCTTTTGCCTTCCCGTGAGCGGCGCAGGCTTACGGGGCTTAGGCGTTTTCTTCACCCGGATTCTCCACGGGACGCGAGGAAGCTGCCTCCATCTCAAGAGTTATTCTGTTGGCGAAGGTCAATATTTTTTTGGTATCCACGCGCATTTCCATCGTCTCATGGATTTTTCCGCAAGTGAGACACGCCCGCACACGGGTTATATGGCGGCTGAAGGAACTCGTGTTGCGAACGCATGTGGTAGCGTGCCCGCAATATGGACACTCGTATCCTTCTTCTCTCATTTATTTTCTTCCTTCCGCTGCCGCTGTAATAGTTCCGATTTTTGCCTGGTACACTGTTTTAGCTGGAACTCCAAAAGGTGGATACGCTCCCTCAAGGAGTCATTCTCGCACGAGAGGCAAAGCCCTGTTTTGGAGCTTACAAGCAGCCGCCTTTGGCAAGATTTGCACTTATCAATTACGCCCCTTGGTGCCGCCATAACGCCCTCCTATTGCACCATCCGCGGATAAAGAAAGGCCAGCAGGATCGCCGCGCCCGCGAGCATCGTAGCGACTGGCAAAAGACGAGTGCCGGGCGAGGTGAAGCCGCAGCGCCCCCGGCGCAGTTTGGCAGGCACAAGGCCGAGCCTGCTGAAAAATCCCCACTCCCAGCAGGCGCACCCTTCGCCAAGACAGCGTGAGGGATACGATTGCTGCCCCTGATCCTGGGAGCCGGGGGCGTAGAGTATGACCCGGTTGAAGGCCCCGCATTTCAGGACATCAAGCTGCGGCCTGTCGGAGCCATGCTGGACGGAAATACGCCCCATTGGGCACCAGACCTCCCCGGCCGTTATTTCTTTCACTTGGCCTCCTCGGCGCGCTCGCGGCGGGTCTCTGTGGAATGGAGAATGGATTTTATGTCGCGCTTCATCTCGGAGAAGTCCTCGCGCAGCCCGCTCAAGGTAGTTTCAAGGCGCACCAGTCGCCGTTCATGGTCTTCAAGGCGCATGAAGGCCTGTGCGTTGGCGCCCTTCATTCCCTTGGAGTCTTCCTTGATTGTGGCTTCATGCTTCGCCACGGCGGTTTCAAGAGCGGAAATCCGCAAAACCAACTCCACTGTGAGCTTGTTCGTGGCAATCGCTGCACTGCCAATGCCTACGACAATGGCGACAATAACCCCTATGGCAGCCCCTATGAGAATAGTCTTGATAGGGCTTTCCCTGACATCCATCGCGTCATTGCGCCGGGCTTCACTGCTCACCGCTTCCCAACCTCCGACTTGCCAAGCCCGTTGGGCGTGGCGTGGTAAAGCAGGCCTCGCGGTTCTGGTCGCTCCGGGATGTGCCGTACCAGAAGGACAGAATCATCACGGCCATGGTGTCCACAGTCCCCATGACTCGGCCCACGAGTTCGCCGCTGATGCCATCGGCGAACCCGCAAAAAAGCAGGGTTCCTTCCAGGCCGAAGGCCACCACGAACAGGAAGATCGAAAGCCAGAAAAGCCGCGTCCTGTCACCGCCGTCCACGGACGCCTGCCGGGCGCTCACGCGGTCGGCCACTTCGGCCTCGATCTGGGCGGTTTTCCATTTCAGGATGTCGGCCCGGTGCTGGACTTCCAATTCTTTGAGCCGAACCATCACCTGCGGGTCGCGCTTGATTTCCTGCATGACGGCGGCGGGGTCGTCATCGCAGCCGAGGCATGAGGCGATCAGAGAGGCCGCGCCCCCCGCTGCTGCGCCGATGGGGCCACCGAGGATGGTTCCGAGGATGGGGGCCGCTTTGGAAATCGCGTTGCCAACGTCCTTCCATTCCATCACGCCACCCCCTGCGCTTCTGCACCACGCGCCAGGCTTTGCACGGTATCGGCAATGAGCTTCCGGCAATCGGCGGTGCGGTTGAGCCAGCCCTTGAGGAAGACTGCGGACTTCGGCTTGGCCTTCGCCAGCCTGCGATACCAGTCCTCGCGCCGGTCGAGGTAGGCGTACACGAGGTCGGCTTCCCGGCCCATGCTGGCGAGGTTGTTGCTGTACGAGCGGGTGAGGGGGCCAACATTGGCCGCCAGCTTCCTGATGGCGTAGGGGCAAAGCACGTTGATGCCTTCCTGCAAGACGATGGCGGCGCGCCCGGCCCCGGCATTGACCGCGAGGTCGTAGAAGGCCATTGCCACCAGCGGGGGCAGTTGCGGCGCACGGGGAAGCTCCCAGAAGTGCTTGCGGAAGATTTGCCTGGCGGTCGCCCTGGTGATGGCGAGAACATCATCCCGGTCGATGTCACAGTCACCGTCAATGTCGCCTTCCACGAGGCCCAGCCCCTTGAGAAACATCAGGCTGACGCCGTACATGGTGACGCCGCCGGGATCGCTGGGGTGATCGAAATAGCCTCCCTCCCACTTGGCAACATGGGCATGGGCGAGTTCAAAGGCCTTCTCATGGCAAAGCACGGTCATGCTCTCCTCCCTGGGCTGATTGTCGTCCTTTGCCAAGCAATCGCGGATGATTCCACAGGCCGCAAGAAATTACCTTGCAGATATAATATATTTAGATTCTCCGAGCTTTTTTTGCTCTTTCCTGCCGTGGAGGCGGAAAAACGATGTATGGGTTTGTATGGCCCCATATTTCCCTCTAGGCGGTTGTCCGCGCCACTATGGCGGGAATTTTTGCCGCCAGATGTACAAGTACCCGAAAATGGCACTGCGACGCCAGAAAACCCGCATTTGCACGGTAGGTTTTCATGCTTCCTGCTCCGCCTTCTCAATCCCGCAGGGGTAAAACCGTTCAAATTCCCATGCCCCGGTGTCCTTGTTTCGCTGGACGGCCACAAAGCCAAAGCAGGGAAACTCCTGGGCGGCTATCTTGATCTTGGCCCTGGCATCGTCGCGCCAAAATCCCTTGGTCTCGTGAAATTCTGCCGATCCATCCGCGCGCACCACGAAGAAGTCAGGCAGGTACGTTGTTTTCCGCGCCAGTGTGAGGCGGACGCGCTCAAACATCCAAAACAGGATTTTCCCGGAGGAGAGCAGCCCCTCCAGATATTGCGCGTATGCGGCTTCCAAGCCGTTTGGAATGCCCTCGGTATGGTACGTCTGCCCTTTTGCTGGCACCCTGCATGATGCCCGCTTCCCGGCAGATGGTTCCTGGTTCCCGGTGAACTTGATTGCCCTTTCGGCGAGCATCGCTGGTGTGACCTTCGTCAGATCAAGGCCTCGGAGTGCTTTCGCAGGGATTACCAAGGTACCAGTCGCTTTGGGGTTCCTGTCAGTTTTTTCGGCGTTTCCCATTACTCCTCCAATGCCTTCTCTGGCTTCGCACCGACTCCGAGCCTGCGGCTCTCCAGGAGTTCCAGGACAGCGGACGCCCCGCGTTCAAGGGCATCCACCTTGCCGTGGGCCTACGTCCAGAGTTCGAGGAAGTCACGGCGCTTGAAATCAAGATACCGTTCCTCCCATGCGCCTACAGCGGCCCAGCCGCCCATCATGCGAACCACACAGGCGGTTGTGGCGTGAACCCGCTCCGGCTGCCGGTAGAGCAGGCCTTTCGAGACCTGATCCATCTGCCATGCCCATTCGGCGTTGGCCTGTAGGCCGATTCCCTTCTGCCCATCGCCGGACGTGCCTTCGATTGCTTCCCGGAGAACGGCGAAGGGCGGCATGGTCTTGTAAACGTAGGTGCCGATGACTCGCACGGCTCCTGTCTCAACCTGTTCCGGCGTATAGCGTTCAAGCAGACGCAGCCACATTCGCAGCAGGGTAGGAGATAGAACAACGCCGAAGTTTTCGGCTATCCCGGAAATGGCGTAGGCTTTGCGTTCTTGGCTAGTAGCCTCCATCAGCGCCCCCCGATTCTGCCTGCAATACCTCATGCACGGTTTTCATGTTCTTTTCCGCCAGGCTGGAAGCGGATGCCGGAGCCTGTGGCGAAGATCGGGAGCGTGGTTCCATGCGCCACCACTGCTCCTTGAGAAATTTTGCAAGACCGGGAGCTTTTCCGGCCCGCCATTGCGCGTCATTGCCCGACAGGGCGTCGAGCGCATGGAAAACCTGAGCAAGGCCCGGCCATTGGCGTGATTTTTTCAGAGCCTTGTATTCTTCAAAGCCTGCAAGTGGAGCCTCTTTCCTGCCGGATTGGTCGTATGCTTCCCGCAGTTGGAGAAATTCAAGGCTTGCTTCTCCAACACCACCCCCTTCTGGCACGGTCTGTGCTACGCGCGCGTCTTGGTATTTACTTAAGCTTTCATAGGGGGGGTATTTAATATTCTTATTTTCTCTTATCTCTTCTCTATCCGTTTCATGCGTTTCATCCATGCCGCAGGGCGTTTCAGCCGTTTCAAGCTGCGATGAAACGCTTTCGTGTGTTTCATGCGTTTCATTTGCGTTTCGCTGTGTTTCATGCGTTTCATCCATGCCGCAGGGCGTTTCGCTGTTCTCCGCCTCGTTCCGCTGTCTTTCCCGAAAACGCCGAACTCGTGGCGTTGAATTCGGCCTGGCAGATTTTTCTCCTGAATCTTGCCGCTCTTCCCATTTGCAAATGCGGTCTCCTTCGATGAGGCCCTTGGACTGCATCGCCTCCACGATGTCACAGGCCGCCCCATCGGGCATTCCCATAATCACATCTGCCGCCTCGCAATCGAAGCCTGCGATGCTGCCGCGGTCATCCGCTTCGCTCGCGCGTTCGAGGAGCATTGCCCAAACAGCGATAACAAAACCCATTGGCTGGTTTGCCTTCCGAGCCACGACATGAAACTTGGGGGCGTTCGACGCCCCTCCAAACCATTTGAACCACTCCATCAGGCAAATCTCCGCTTGGATATTGGCCCAAAAAGCTGCATGATGCTGCTCTGGAAATTTGAAAACGGGGTATCCACATGAAAGTCATTTGCGAAAACTGTGGACGTGAACACGAGATCAAATGCAAGGCATTGTTCTGGCGTTGTGCCTTTACCGATGACTTGGACCCTGAGCGCAAAAGCTACACTCACGAAGCGGTCTGGGAAGGCTGTTGCGAGTGCGATGATTTTGACATGAAAGTGACGTTTACTACTGAGGAAACGCCGGAGAAAAAGCTGATTCCTTCCCCTCCCTTTTTCGAAGGGTGCAAGCCCTTGAATCCGGCGGATAACTGCGTCTGCCCCCAGCCCTACGATGAAGACGTGGAACATTCCTACTGGTTTCAGATCCACGGGATGCGCGACTGACGCGCCAGGACGGCTTGACTTTTTCGTCAGGGCGCGGTTAGCGTAGCTCCTGACGGTGCTCAAAACACCGAAAGGCGGCCACGCCAACCCGAAAGCATTGGCTTTTTTTGCGCCCTTTTTCCGTTGCCACCCGGAAAATTTGGGTAAATCTGCTATTGTTTGCCGGGTGTGGGCGAAATACAATACCCGTGAGGGGAAATAGTCCGCAGCTCCTTTCGCTGTTTTGAGCGCCCGGCATCTCCTATTCTGGGGGATACCGCAAACGGCCCTCAAAAGGCTGAAAGGAGTTTCCCCATGTCCCAGGTTTTCGCCTTCAATTCCCGCCAGATTCGTACCTTCACCGAAAACGCTGAAATTTGGTTCGCCGCCGTTGATGTGTGCCGTGCCCTCGGCCTGACGTGGAGTGGCGCAACACTCAAGGCAATCCCGAAGGGCTGGCAAAGGATGTTGAAATTCAACACCCCTTCCGGCCGTCAAGGATTTAAAGCCATCTCCGAACCAGCCGTGTACAAGCTGGCCTTCCGCTCCAACAAGCCCGAGGCCGATGCCTTCACCAACTGGGTAGCATCCGAGGTGCTCCCGGCCATTCGCAAGACTGGCAAATTCGAGGGCGCGCCGCGACCGCGCTCTTCCCGCAAGGCGTTGCCCGCGGCGGAGCAGCTTGCCATGCCCGAGCCGGGCAAGGACAAGTTTGAAGCCTACATCGAGCAGGTCGAGGCGTTCAGGGCGCGTACCACGGAAGAAATCAGCCGCCTGCTGAAAGATGGGCTGGGTCTGGTGGACGTTTACAAATTCGGCCCGGAGGGCATCAGAGGCTTTTCCAGTATCTTCCATAACTGGCTCCATGAAGTAGCCGTCTCGCCAAGTCCCCTTGTGGCCTCTTACTGGAACATGGAGCGGGCGATAGTGTATTCCCCTCTGCATCTTATCAGGGAGATGGAAAAAATCCTGCCTGACTGCCTGCACAGGTAGGGGACTTACGCTGCGCCTGGGTTGACATTTCATCACGAAACCTAGAGCAGATTACCTTTGACTTTTTATGAAAGCCAAAGGTGGCATTCAGGCGAAAAACGCGGTTTTCGCCTGAATGCACGCCGCGTTGCGGCGGCTGCCGCTTTCGCGTCAGCAGAGCATTTTCAAAGTGAAAATGCTCTAGCATAGTGACCTCACAAGTTTTGTTTGGGCAGTTGCCCGCTTTGGCCCCGGTTCCCCCACCGGGGCTTTTTTGTGTTACTGGTTCACCGCGTTCTTGAGCGAGCCCGCCACGCGCAGGCGCACCACCTTGCAGGCGGGAATGGTGATTGCTGCCCCGGTGCGAGGGTTGCGGCCCTTGCGCGCCTTGCGGGTTTTCACTTCCAGCATCCCGATGCCGGGCAGTGGCACACAGCCTCCCAAGACAAGTTCTCTGACCACGATGCGATCAAGTGTCTTGAGCATGGCTTCCACGTCAGCCGTGGTGAACTTTTGGCCGATGGGTGTCTGCCTTTTGATTGTTTCAATCAGTTCTGCCTTGGTCATTGTGATCCCCCCTTGTACGTTTGTGACATGGCCGTGTGCTGGGCCATGAGTCTTTTTCTGGTTCGATTATCCATATACTGCCCCTGATTTTTGGCGTTACACCTGTTTCTTTGCCTTCCGGCACTCGAGGGCCTGCCACGCCACGGATGCGGCCTCGATGCCGCTGCAAAGCGAGAGGTAGCGGAGCGTCGCGCGTTGCCTTCTTGATGTTTGAGTGGCAGGAAGGGCGATCATGCCATCGCCTCCATTGCGTCCCATAAAGACACCTGCCGGGGGCCGCGTGGGCGCGCTGCGCCTATGCGGTTTTCGGCCATGGCCACATAATCGGGGTTGATCTCAATGCCGATGAAGCGGTGCCCTTCCTCAATACACACCTGGCCTACCGTGCCGGAGCCGCAAAAAGGATCGAGGACAAAGCCGCCCGCAGGGCATCCGGCGAGGACGCAGGGCCGGATAAGATCCGGCGGAAAGGTCGCAAAATGCGCTTCTGCGTATGGCCGCGTGGGGAGCACATCTCGCGCATCCCCGCAAAGAATATGGCCATGACAGGCAGACATGCCTATGCGTCCTTGTCCCGACGGACCATCGCCGCAGTCTGACGGAGGTCAAGCAGTGCGCCCTCAAGTCGGGCCAGCACGGTTTCATACTTGACCGCGCCGCGCTTGAAATCCTGAACCGCCTCATGGAAAGCCACGACTGCGGGATAGTCCTGGAGCATCTCCGCTTCCACGGTGGGCGCGTCCGGTGTGATGCCGGCAAGGTTTGCGAGGCTGTAGCCAAACAGGGAAGCCATGTACCGAAGCGGTTCGACATTGCCGGTGATTTCCATGCAGGCCATGAAATCCCTGACCTTTAATTTGCCCTGGCTTGTCGGGTTCGGGTTCAGGTCCGCATAAAACGTGGATTCCGAACGCGCCGCGTCGCCTTCCCTTTCGCGGATTGCGGCGAAGACTGCCCGAAGTCCGCCCGGATACTGTGCGCAGGCCTGGTTTGTGAGTCTTGTGACGCTCTGTGAGGGGCTTTCCATCTTGTGATTCCCTCCAGTTATCTTGTCGCCTACTGTAACGACATGGAAATTTGCTGTGTGTTTGCGCTTGTCACGCTCCGAAGCACAAAAAAGGGCTTCTCTGCGCTGGTACGGACTACGGCACCAAAGCACATCATCTAGCGACGATACACCACCTCGCAGGGCTACCGACGCCCGATGAATTGCAGGCCGTAGCAATGTCGGCGGCACGGCACCTTATGCTCTGCAACAGAGAATGAGTGGGGTCATGCGGACTCCGCACCTTTTTGAGTGGATGTTTCTCCTGAGGGCACAACATCAGAGAGCCGTTTCATGGCTGCCCGAAGGCGATCCGCGTTTTCTGACCGCATATCGCGGCGTGAGCCCGAAAGAACACGGGTCAAGATAACCGGGTTAATTCCGGCTTCCAGGGCCAGCTTGCGGGCGGAAAGTCCCGACAGCGCCAGAAACTCTCTGGCTTCGATAGCAATAGGGGTGTTCTTCATGGGAGGATAGTGCCAAAAGTAAACACGAAATGCAAGTGAGTATAAGTGGCCTCAAGACAAAAATGAGTACAAAGGGTAGCATCAAGGACATGAGCAAATTTTTAAATGATGTCATGGCCGCTCTGCGGAGTGGGGTCTCTCTGTATGGTAGCGCACGGAAACTCGCCATGGCCGTGAACATGAACCCGTCCACGCTTACGAAATGGCTGACCGACAAGGAAAATCAGGCCCAAAGGTCGCCGAATATTCGGGAAATCGGGCCGATTATGGATATTCTCGGCGTGTCTGTTGTGATTGATTCGGGAGGGAGAGGCGGACAGGATGAAAGGCCGAATTTCGCAAAATTAAACAAGGAACTAGCCGCACTACGCAAGGAAAACGCCGAGTTGCGCAAAAAATTGGAAATTGAAGAGGCTGTTTCGGCTAGGCTTCAAGACACTCTGGCATACAGAAACAAGCCAATAGACGCACAGTCGGACGAAGCCCGGTAAAATAAAAGTTGCGCGTAGTCAGGATAGAAAAGCAGAAGTCAGGTTGCACGATTATTTATATTGAATAATCTCTTCCAACCCTTTGACACAGTTACACAAAATTTTCTGCATATATGCGGCGTAGTTTGGTGAAATTTTGTGACTTTCTCTTACACCTCTCAAGTATAGATAAAGCTGATACGGTGTTATAAATTTTTGCGTTATATTTTTACATTTTCCGATATGCTCTTTGCAAAGAACATGGGTATCCCCAAAAATCATAAGTTTTTTTTCCAATGATAATTGCACAGAATATGTATCGTGAGTCATGACGACATCTTCCTTTCTTCCGCATACCTCACAGCCATAAGACAAACTGCCAACGCTATCCGGGTTTCCCAGAACAAAATCCAGCAACGGTTTCTGGCGAAGAATATCGGCATTCAGTGCCCTTATCCCATAGAGAATACACGCCTCATATTCGATCCTGCATCCCCGCGCCTTTTCCCATCCCTCCATGAAATAGACGGCATCCACCGTGGACATCACCTGGAGCGCCTTTCCCAGACACCATAGGGCCTGATTTCCGTTTTCCGGCGGTGTGTCCGTGAAAACGGTATCCACCACCGCATGGCCCTCGTCTTCCAGTTTGGCGACGACCGTCGCCCTCCGTTCCCGAATTTCCTCCGCCGATAGCCCCTTCATGGGCTGAGAAATCATTATCCACACATCAAACCCCTTTATAGGATATAGTCCGTTGAAGAAAGACAGGGATTTTTTTATCAAAGATAAATACTTTTGGAAATATTTTTATTGACAAGAATGAGTACATTTGGAATTATAACTTTGCCAACCGGGAAAAGGCGGCGAACACAGCCCCACGGGGTCAAGTAGCCACAAGCCTGAGCCCGGAAGGCGACCACCTGGGGCAGGATTCCAGAGGCCCGAACGACACACGGCCCATGCGGCACGGTGGATCAGTAGAACACCGCGAGAGAAGCCCGGAAAGGTGGGAAGAGCAGACCAGACAATCGACCCCTGAGAAGGCCCCGTTACCAGCTCCGTTGTACCCACGCACAAGCGCGGCAGGGCGGGGCAGGGCAAGGCCGGAGGGAAGCGCACTCAGAAGATGTGCGCCACGGCTGGACGACATAAGGATCAGGCCGTGAAACAGGACACAAATTTCCTTTGTCCGAATTATGCCGCGCATACATCCGGCTTGAACGCTGGAATAACGCGGCAAGATAGAGACATCTCAGTTTGCCCTCTCAACCCGGCAGCCCTGCGCTGCCTTCATCATACCGCCCCGGACTCCGGTCGGGGGCGGGATTGATGAAGAATTACCCAACGAAGGAGCATCTATGAAAATCCTCGTTCATAAAGAGACGTTCGCCGGAGACATATTAACCACATATAACCTCGACACTCCCGCAGCAATGCGGGATTTTTTGTCTCAACTGACCACGCAGGACGGCTTTGCGGACAGCGGGCCTATCGTGAGCATGAGCGCGGACACGGCTTACATGCTGGCCGCTCTGGCCGCACGCCAAGAAAACCTGCCGCGCACCGGGGAGGAACGCCGGGGCGCACGAAAAGCATACGGGAGGCAGTCATGTTTGAAGCCGCGCTGCGCGAACTCTCGCCGAGGCATAACACGCGCGGCTGGCTGCGGGCCGTCGGCATCGCTCTGGTGCTGGCGGCCCTCAATTTTCTGGAGGCTGTGACATGGCCGTACTGACCCATTTCAGATCCGCACGCCGCCGCATTATCGGCGTGCTGCCCATGCCTGACGGTACACGCGAGTCTTTTACAGGCCGCACTATGGCTCAGGTGTTGCGTCAATGGCAGCAGGCATTGGCCGGGAGGAAACATGAGACCAGAACGCGACATTGTTGATCGTATCCGGCGCTCGCTCCGGGCGCGCCTGGCCGAGGCCCAGCGCCGGCGCGACACGGCCAGCGCCTATATGCGCGAGCGATACCATAGCCTGCGCGCCGCCGGGATCTGCGTCCGATGCAAACAGCGTGATGCCCTCCCCGGCATGACGCTCTGCATGGACTGCCGCCTCTGGAACAATCAGCGCCGCAGCGGCGCGTCCACGGCCCCGCGCTCGCCGTACAGGGACGGGAGGAGGAAACAATGAAAAACGCCCGCGATGCAAATGGCTTCGGAACCAGATCCTGACATTCACACGCGACATGCAAGGAGACAGACATGAATAACAACCGGCAAAACGGAACCAACGCCCCCGCGCCATCCCTTGAGGCACAGGCCAGGGCCGCCTTTGAGCGTGTGCGCGCGGCCTGCCCGGAAGACGGCGCCGTCCTTGGGCGGTACCTGGCGGCGATACATCAGAAAAACATCATCGCCCTGGGAAACGGCGAGGCTTTCGCACTTACGGACGCGGAAGGCCGCAGCATCAAGGCTACCAAACGCACGGTACGCCTGAGCGCGAAAAACGGCGGTCTGACGCAACCCGTTTTCCGGGGGCCCTATGTCATATCCGCGCCGGGCTACTCCATGCTGGCGCACGCGGCCGGGGCCGTTGTCATGAACGCCCCCACTGTCACCGTTGACGGCATACAGCAGCAGAACCCCTATGTGCGCCGTGGGCCGGACGGCGCCATCATTGAGGTGCATTGCCGGGCCATGGCCTTCCGCTACAACGAAAACGGCCAACCCATGGTCAGCGACCGGACCACGATTTTCGACACGGCGACATACGCATTGGCCGATATGGTGGGCAAGGCCAAGAGGGCAAAGGACGCTTTCAAGCTCCTGCCCGCCGCCATCCCCGCCCCGAAGCCGGCGGAAGACTGGGCCTGCTATCGTGTGGATGAAGCCGTCAATCTGTGGATGAGGATCTCCCACGAAGAGGTCATCAGCTTTCTTGGGCAGGTTTTGAACCGTAAGAAAAAGGCCCTGGAGTTCGCGCAGACTTTCGCGCAGCGCAATGCCCTCAAGCATCTGTTCGGCATCGCCGTGGTTCCGGGTCAGGCCAACGGCCCCATCAGCGTCTGGGATGTGCCGGTGGTCTGCTGGGCTCCGAGCGACGGCGGCCTCATCCGCTTCGATACCGCCCGTTACGCAGCCTCCACACAAATTATTGAGGCACTGACCGAAGGCAAGCCCGTAGCCCTGCCTGAAGCGCAACAACCCATTGTCATTTCCCGTGGCGCCGACGAAGTGCGCGGAGCGGATATGGATGAGGAGGCCGACCCCCTGGAAAATCCCGACCGCTACGAAAGCCAGGAATCGGGAACGGTGATGTCTCCCCCCATGGAAGAGCCCGCCGTGCCCATGCCGGAGAGGGAACAGCTTCGGGAAGAGCCCGCCCCGGACTGGACGGCGGAGGAACTTGCGGCATGGAAAAATCTCCAGGTCGCCCGCGAGGAATTTCCCGCCGAATACGAAGATGCCCTGGCGAACTGTGGCCTGAGAGATGAGGAGGTCAATCCCGGCAACGCGGCCGAAATCAACCGCGCCATCAGCGCCATGCTTGACGCCGGATAGGGGGACACGATGATCACCCGCATTTTTGCTCAGGGCTTCAAGGGATTGGATTTTGACCAGCCCCTTGCGCTCCGCACGCTGCTCATGGGGCGCGTCGGGAGCGGCAAAAGCTCACGTTCCCTCGCGCTGACCCTGCTGGCGGCAGGAGGGCTCCCCGGAACCGGAATTGCCCGTACCAACGCCGAAATCTTCAAGGCCGTGGGCGGCGGCGATACTCTGACCGTGGGCATTGAAATTGATGGTGGCACAACCCTGGAGCGCGTCTACAGGCTCAAAAAGGACGGCACCGTAAGCTGTGACTGCCGCGTCGATGGAGAGCGCATTTCCAAAAATCTTTTTGAGGTGGAACTTGACCGCCAGGGCATCAGCATCGCGGACGTGGCCGGTTTTCTGGCGCTTTCCAACGCCAAAAAGGTGGACGAATTGTTCCGTCTGTTCCCTCCGGCAGGGGATGTGCGGGGACTTGGCGCAGCCATTACCCGCGCCAAAGAACGCATTTCAGAACTCGAAAGCGCGATCAAGGGCAAGGAGCAATCCTGCCGGAGCATCACCGAATCCCTTGCAAGTTTGAACCTACCTTCCGGCACCCTGCCGGAAGTGCAGGCCGCAATCGCCACGGTCGAGAGGGAATACCAGGAGGCCCGCGACGACATGGTGCGGGAACAGGCGCGCCTGGAGCATGAGGCCGCGGCCTGCGCAGCCAGGGAGCAACGGGCCGGGGAACCGACCGAAGCAGCGGCACGGCGTCAGCCGCCCCTTCCTTTCTCGCTCTCCGGCCAGGAACTCTCCCGCGCCCGCCAGAATGGTGCGCAGGTTCAAGCCCCTCCCATGAACACGGAAGTCCTCGCTCTTGAGCGCGTTTTGTCCGCGCTGGAGCGGGCCGGGTGTGACGGATGCGCCGCGCGGATGGTGCTCAAGCGTGAAATCAAATTGCTTCGGACCGCACAGGAGGCCGTCAATGGATAGCTCACTGCAAATCATGGAACAGCGGGTTTCCGGACTTCGGACTCGGCTGGATGCGTTACGGGCCGACGAGCGCCTTTTCCAACGCGCGGCCGGCCTCAGGACGCAACTGGAAAAGGACCGCGCGGCGGTGTTGGAGCTGGCGTCCGCGCTGGAAGCGGAAAAGAAGACGCTGGACGACCTGCGCAACAAAAAGGCGGCGGCCATGCAGGCCACGGCCACGGCCATTGCGGAAAAAATGGGCCAGGTGCTGCCCCACGGGCGCGCGGAATTTCGCGTTGACGATGAAGGCGACGTGTTTCTTGGCTGGGAAATTCCGGGCCACGGGGTTGTGCCCTACGGGGGCCTCTCTGGCGGCCAGCGTGTGATGTTCGAGAGCGCGCTTGCCTATGCGCTGGTGCCGCAAGGGCAGAAAAATCCGGTCATCCTCATTGAGGGAGCGGAACTCGGCCAGGAAATCGGGCTGCTGCTGGAGAGCGTCGCCACGTCCAATGTGGACACGCAGATTATCGCCTGCACCTGCCACGAACTGGCCTCCATCAGCGACGGGTGGACTGCGGTGCATGTTGTGGAGGCCGCCCGATGACTCACCCCGCACTGAACCAGGAACAACAGGCCGCCGTGCTGGCGCGGGAAAAAAATGTGCTGGTACTGGCCGGGGCCGGAAGCGGCAAGACGCGCGCGCTGGTGGAGCGCGTAGCGTGGCTCATGGAACAGGGCGCGAGCGGCCATGAGATCGTTTGCGCCACCTTCACCCGCGCCGCTGCCGGGGAAATGCGGGCGCGGCTCGAAGCCCGCGTCGGCAGAGAGGCCCGTAAGGTCACGGTGTCCACCTTTCACGGCCTAGGTCTGGGCCTGCTGAAAAAATACGGCCATCACATCGGCCTGCGCTACGGCAATCTGACCGTCTACACCCCGCTGGAAACGGACACCCTGATCCGGCTCTGCGGCGAGCAGCTCGGTCTGTACGCCAGGGGCAAATGGAAGCACGGCAAAAAGGCCCTGGATGACATGTTTGCCGTCTTGGAGCGAAGCGGAGAAAAAATCGGGACAGCGCACCCGTACTATCCCGTGTTACAGGCATTTGAGGCTGCCTGCCGTCAGAACAACGCCATGCCCTATTATGGGCTGATTCACGGGCTTGTGGAACTGGCTGAAGCCGGCAAGGTCAGAGAGTTCACCAACTGGAAATACCTGCTGGTGGATGAAGTCCAGGATCTGGACCCGATGCAGTGGCGTGCTCTGAAAGCCATCACGGAACACACGGACGGCGCTGAATTGTACGCCGTGGGCGACCTTTCACAGTCCATTTACGGATTTCGCGGGGCTGTTCCTGCCCACCTGCAACATCTGATGGATGCCGGCGCGTTGACCGTCTACGAGCTGCGCAACAACTACCGCAGCGCCCCGGACATAGTATCCGCCGCAAACTGCCTGATCCGCCACAACACCAGCCACCGGGCGCTTGTCATGCGGGCCATGCGGGATGACGCGCCCCACGCTCTGGCAATCATTCCGAACGCGGACAGTTCCCGACTGGCCGATATTCTCGCCGCCCGGCATGGATGGCCGTATCCTCCCGTTGTTCTCTGCCGCAACAACCGGATGCTGGACAGACTCAGTGAGGAGCTGACCGCCCGCGACGTGCCGCACAAGCGGATCGGCAGGCGCGCCACGGCCCTGCACAGCCCGCTTTTCGTCAAGGCCAACGCGGCGTTGAAGTGCATCGTCAATCCCTTTGACGAAACGGCCTTCCTGCTGGCTCATGCGGGCCTCGGCCTGGATGCGGGCGCATACGCGAACATCCGCCTGCGGGCTGCGGAAGAAGGAAAATCCTGTTTTGAAGCCTACCGGGACGACCTGAACGCGGACATTCTGGAAGCTATGCCCTCGGCAAGCAGCACAGTGAACGAGGCCCTCGACTGGTTTGGTTCGGACGGATACCAGTTCGACCCGCTGGACGGATACGGCCCGGAATACTGCCAGTGGCTGGAACTCTACGCCGCTCAATATCCCACCGCCACCATCACAGACTACCTCGACTGGCTGGCCCTGGTGGATGTGCAGGACGAAATGCCCGCCAGGGACGAAGAACCGCGCATCCTGCTCATGACCTGCCACGCCGCCAAGGGGCTGGAGTTCCCCGCCGTCATCATCGCCGGATGCAATGAGGGCGTTCTGCCGGGCCGGCAGGCTCTCACCGCCGAAACGAAAGGCGACACGGCGGCCATCGAGGATGAACGCCGCCTCATGTATGTGGCCGTCACCCGCGCCAAAGACCGCCTCATTCTGGCCGTCAGGCCGGAAAAGGAAGGTAAGGAAGGCGCCGGCGAACGTCCATCCCGGTTCATCGCGGAATCAGGCTTGAGCAGCCAAAAACAGGAGCATCCCCATGTCCCATGACGATATGATCACCATCCACGCCGACATCCTGCAACTGACCAACTCCGCCGTACTGGTGAAATGCGAAGGCGAGGACGTCTCCGACCCGCGCCCCTGCTCTATAAAAAAACACGAGGTAGATATGAGCGGAAATACAGCCGAGCCCAACTATGACATTGCTTGCACCGTCTGTGGGCAAAAGCCCACGGTGGACATTGTTGCCCTCAACGGCAGCATTGAACACACCGC